ATCATAAATTTCTTTAATGTAGGAATTAGAATCACTAATAATTTCTTTAGCTTCTTTTTTAGAGTTTGCGGGAACTAAATCCCATCCAACATATACTTTTTTTACTAAGTACATTTTATCTTTTTTTGGTATTCCGTGTTTCATGTTTTTAACCTCCATGAATTAATTTTTTATTGTTTGTAAATTTGGTAGTGAAAAACTCGTAACCATGTTGTTTGTTATGTGGGTGCCGTTCTTGTCTATACAATCCTCATCATTGCATATTAAACATGGTACGAAGTGTTCCAAAATATCTTCTTCTGAATGGTACCAATTAAGAAGCATATCCCATTCAACTTTAAACGCTACTATATCCGTATAACCATCCCGTACATCAGCCCCGCCGTGAATTTGTAGATATATAATATCTGATTCGTGTATATCGCCTACATAATGAAATTGTATAGTTTGTGATAAATTACACTCTTCATTGTATGAGTTGATCGTTTTTAATTCTTGACCGCCTGAACAATATCCAGATGAAACATATTCATCAATTCCCGTCATATCACTAGCAAGCCCTTCAGATTCTAAGAAACTATTTAAATTGTGGGTTTCTTGTTCGTCATAAGTTAGGGAATCGCTTAGATGATGAAACAACGATATATTTAATAACCATTCAACTTGATTGTCGCCGTATTCGTTTTTTTCAACTTGAAAATGTTTTTCATTTTGAAAATCCTGAAGTGTCTTTTTTTGGTTTTGTTGCCAGTGTCTTTGACTTGCACCGCCACTATCCAAAAAGTGGGTGCCTGTTGACTCTGTAAGCATCTCGTATATTTTTTGTTGTGTAGTCATGATGTTTTTAACCTCCATCAAATTGTTTGTATTTATGGATTATACCAATCCATTTAATTATTTGTAAAGTATTTCGTTTATTAAGTCCGATTCGGTCGGGCTAGTAATGATTTTTATTATTTCATTATCCATTTTTTTTACCTCCACTTTTTATAAATTGTTTGTGTTTTATAGCCCGAAAAGATCGGGCTATTTCAGTTAATAAAACCTCATCAGAAACACTGCTTTAATCCTCCATTAATGTAATCTCTATATTTTTTTCAGTTTCTATAAACTCTTCAAGTTTTTTTTGCTGTTCAAGTTTTTTATTTAATTTCTTAAGGTGTTTCTTAGCCCCTTTTTGCAAAGTCTGAGCCCACTTAATAAGTTTTTCTAGTTGCTCAGTGTCATCTGAAATGAATACTTGAAAATCTGTATGATATCTTGCTTGTGATAATTCTACTCTTCTTGGATTGTCAATCCTAAAATTAACTACATTAAAGTTTTCAGAATGAGCATTAAAAACATCATCAGGTTTTAAACCGAATAAATCCCCGTTGCTATCAAGCAAAATGTTGTTTTCTTTTTTATTGTCTTCCATGTTATTTACCTCCACGAAATTGTTTGTTTGTTGCTGGTTTCGTTCTTTTGAACTCATCAGGGATAATACACATTATCCGACCTAGCACCCCCTTAAAAATTCATTACTAGGTAATGAGTTCCGTATCTTTTCGTTTGTGGGTTGTAACCTGTAAACTCAATAACTTGTGTCTTTTCTTTGATTTCATCAAGCCCGCCTTTTATGCTCATATCATAGTCATTGACTAATTCATATTCACTTTCGTACTCAGTCCAATCGCAAGCCATCGCAATACAATCAAGCTCAACTTGTTCACCTGTTGAGTCTTCGTACTCTTCATACCATTTGAATAATGCTTGTAATCCCTCACGGCTGAAGTTTTCGTCTAAGCCCGTAAATGTTTTAAATGCTTTGATAAAGTCATTTTCATTTATTGTTGTAATCATTTTTAACCACCTTTTTAATGTATTGTTTATGTGTTGTTAGAATCCATGTTATTACATCAAAATAATTATTGTCAACTTTATTTTTTAAAATTATGTTTTTAGGTTTGGAATAGTAGGGGAGTTATTAATATTTTAATTGCTAACTATTTTTTTACATGGTGAAAATTATTAACTATTTATTGGCTATTTTTTGGGTATAGAACGGGCTTAAATTTTATTAGTAGGGGATTGGTCGGGGAGTGGTTAAAAAGCTCTCCCCTGCTGTTATTTATAAAGAAGGATTTTTTTCTTTTTATTGATTTTTTCTTGTTACCATCTCCAACAGGTACAAAGGTTGTCTATGAGAAGAGGGAAATTTCAAGGGAAATTATATCGGTGATCTAGTTACTACAGTGTTGTTGTTTATCGTAGGTTTACGATTAATTAAACTTAACATATAGATATTATTTATACTTAAATTATATATATTTATGTTGTTTAACTAGGTTGCAAACTACCGCCGATAGACCGACTGCCATACATAGTATGTATATGAGGTATATAGAGCGTTGAAATACTATTTTTAGATATAGGCCACCCCTTATATATATACCTAAAATCGCTAACTTTTCTGATTAATACAAGCATTGGTATTCCCGTCCCTATACCCCTTGTATAATCCTGGCAGCGGAGCTATCCCCACCAGTGAAAGTAACCATGTAGGTCTTGGTCTTTTTTGAGTGACCTGACTCACCTACTCCGTTACTGTGCGGTTACATTAGATGTAAAAAATAGTATACTGATGATTAATAAATGGTCAAGAGCGACCATTATGTCTAAGCTCTGGAGGGCAGATGGCTATACAAAATATGCTTGCAAAAAGTAGTTCAGGAGTCTCTGAAATAGAGAGACGAGTATTAAAGGCTATACCCGAATGGAAGAAATGGACTAGGCAGCTTAAACAAGTCTATGTACTACTCCCCGTCTTTGGATCTAGTGATCAAGGTATAGAAGAGATGTGTGAAGAGTTCGGGTGGAATAAAAAGAAACTATTAGACAAGATAGAAGAAGACCAAACATTTAGATTAAAACTTGCTCAATACAGAGATACGGACTCCTACCCTATCTTTCCTGGATCTAAGAAAACATATATTAAGAAGTCACATCTAGATACTGTGTATGCTCATGAATCAGCCGTTCTTAGTTTTATGCATTTAGAAAGAGCAAAGGCTCAAGGAAGTGCTGGTGTAAATTTTGCACTTAAGATGATGGCTAACGGATATTTAGAACACATGGAGCCTGTCTCTTCAAGGCCAGAGATAAAATACTTTTTGGAAGACGAAAGACAACCTGGCATAGTGCAAGACAATGGTCATGTACCAGAAGTCGATTACTCAGGAGATGGGCTTCCTGAATTATGAGATGTGGTAAAACATATAAGAGGATAATTACTATCCAGTGCACAAACGAGATATTTGCAAATGGATTATGTAAGAAACATCACTACTATCACATAAAAAAAAATGGAGTAAGACATGGCTAACCTATATGAAGCGTATCCTTGGCAAAAAGAAATGCACGAGTCCAAAGCTAAAATTAAATTTGTACAGGCTGGAAGACGAGCAGGTAAAACTAGATCTGCTCTACAGGAAGCATTACGACAAATCAGAGAAGCATCAATAAACCCTGTACAGTTTCCAGGTAAGAAAGAAAAGTTAACCGCAGAACAAGCAGGACTTGTACCTCCTATTCATATTTGGACTGTTGCACCTACAAGAGCACAGATGATGCAGGTATGGAATGAGATGCAGGCCTTTATTCCGAAACACATAGTTCGTAAAACAAGAACCAAAGCACAAGCTGGTGGTAGAGGTGGTGGATTTAAACAAGATGATCTTCATGTGTGGTTAGATTTAAAAGATGAGAAAGGCAACTGGTTACCCAACAGATGGAGACAATCTGTATTTTGGGAACTTAAGTCTGCTGACAACCCTGAAGGATTACAGACTGTAGGTCTTGATTTTCTACACATGGCAGAATCCCAAGACATCAAAGAAGCTGCGTGGAACAAGGTCAGACCTACACTTAACTCTCCTGGAAGATTGGGTAGGGCCATTGTTGAGGGTGTTCCTCCAGAGAGTTCTCAGCATTGGTTTGCAAGGAACTTTAAGATTGCAAAGGAAACTCCTTCTACAAGAAGACAGGCTTTTCACGCATCCACCTTTGACAACCCCTACCTGACAGAAGATGACAGACTTGAGATTGAAGAAGAGAAAGGATCTCTTACTGAGGGTATATGGGAAAGATTCTATATGGCAAAACAACCAGAGGGTGCAGGTAACTTTTTTAGAAATATAACAAAGGCATACACCAAAGATGCCTACGAACTTATGCAGCCACTTGAAGAAGCAAGTTATGTTGCAGGTCTTGACTTAGGTAGAGCCAATGATCCAACAGTCATGGTAATCAAAGATAGAATGACAAGAACATCCGTATTTGCAATAGAACTTATGAAGACTGATTGGTCACTTCAGGTAGAAACAATCAAGAATGAAGCTATTAGATGGAACATAGAAGAGGTCTACATGGACTCAACAGGACTGGGTGGTAAGCTGGGAGAAGACGTGCTGTATCGTGAATTACTTGAACATTCTATTCCTGTAATAGGATACAACTTCACACCAAGTAAAAAGTATCAGTTGTTCTTAGATTATGCATTGTCACTTGAAAAAGAGACTGTTGCATTTCCACAGAGTTGGGGTAAACTAATAAGTCAGTTAGAAGATATTGCTCATAGGGAAACGGCAAATCGAGGTCACCAGTTCTATTCGGTGTCTGGAGGTAGGGATGACTGGGTTGATGCAGAATGTTTAGCTTTAATGGCTTGCGATCCTGCACAAGAAGTCATGGAACTACTTACAGCTCCTAGATCAAAACGAGGTATTAAACCTCTAAATAGCAACTACAGAAGCAAGGGATCGAGGATCTTGAGGTGGAGAGAAGAGAGAAAACTCCTTGCCATGGAAGAAGAAGGAACTAAAGCCTTATGACAATGAGTTATGGTTCAGGTTCTGGCAGCAGTGTCAACCCTGAAGAAGAGATAGCACGAGAGGGTGCTAATCCGTTAGAAGAGCCTTTACTTACTATTGAGTGGGTAGAGAATACTCTTGAAAGCGGAAGAAGAAAATTTGACACATTCTACGACAACTGCGAAGAAGCCGAAGATTTTTATTTATCAAACTTTGATTTTTCAGTTCCAGAGACAGGTTCACAGATAAGACTTGGAACTGCAAGTTCAACAATCAACACACTTGTTGCTCACGTCACACCACAATTTTTAGATATATCAGTACCACCACCAGGTCCTAAAGGAAGTGCAAGAGCAGAACTGCTTGAGAAGTTTCTCAGGGGTGCGAATCATATGCTTGAGCAGTTCTCACCAACAAGAAGAGAAACAGCAAAACACATGGCACTTTATGGAGTTGCCTTTGAAAAGACTGAATTTGCAGCCAACAGATGGGAAGAGTTTCCTGAGCCACCAGAAGATGGTGACATTGGTAATTATCAAGAGCAACTACAAGATGTACTTAACAGAAGAAATATAAACTGGCCTATAACCTCAACTTGCGTAAATCCCAAGATGATGGTTTGGGATATCAACAATATACAGAACCCACGATGGGTGATGCACTTTTACGAAATTGATGCATCATGGGTAAAAGCTCACTTTCCGTCATGGGATGGACCTGTAGAAGGAACAGTGGAATTTGTGGAAACCTGGACTCACAGTCAAGTATGTTACATGGCTGAGGGCAAATTCGCATTAGAGCCGAAGCGACACGGCTACAAGACTTTGCCTTTTACAATGTACTGGCCCCACACAGGTCTAATGAGTGACGGGTATGATCCCGAAAAACTCTACAGAGGAATACTGCATGGTAACTTTGATATGCTTAGAGCAGAATCAAGACTTGCATCTCAGTACCTAGATATTGTTGGTAACAGTGCTTGGCCTACTAGAGACTTTAGAGGTCCTCCTGGTATTACAGAACAGGTTATGGAACAGTACGAAGAGACACCTGGTGCAAAGAACTTCTTACCTCAAAATGTAAACATTGAAAGAGCAATCACACCAGATCCACCAAGTTCTATTGTGGTTGCACAGCAGATGATGCAACAAGCTATTGAGGATAACACTGCACCTGCCGTATCAAGAGGTCAAAGACCAACTGGTGCTGCAAGTGGTTATCATACGGCTGTATTAGCAGGTATAGCTGCACTTAACTTTGGTGCGTATGTAGAAGCAGCCCAGAGAGGATTACAAGATAGAAACTCTATTATCTTGCACATTATCGAGAATGTAATTCAAGACAAGGTAACTGTATTCGGTAAAACAGAAACAGGGCCTATGGATGCAATCATAAGACCAAACGATATTAGAGGTCATTATGTAAACATGGTACAACTTACTCCTACTTCTCCAGAAGAACAGGAAAGAAAACTAAATCTTTACAATAGTCTTTGGAGAACAGGATTCATTGATCAAGATACTGCACTTAGAAAAGCAGGTGTGTCAAATGCACTTGAAGTAAGATCTAAGTTACTTGCAGAAGGATTCTTGAAGAGTGAGCAAGTACAACAAGTATTGCAAGGTGAAGCTGCTAGAAGAGTGCCAATACTCCAACAGTTAGTTGAAGCAAGTGGTGCAGCAAGCGGACAAGAAGCTGAACAGATAGCACAGAATATACTTAACACTCAAGGACAAACACAATTACCTAATGCGGGTAATTTTAGTACAACTAATCAACCTCAAAGATCTCCTGCGACAGAAAGGGCAAGAGTAGAGACAAATACAAGACCTGTTGTTCCTGGGAGTTTAAGAGAACAAGAATTAGTCGGTAGACAGATAGCTTCACCTCGTACTGGAAACAGAAGAGTTCAAGGAAGAGATCTACCACCAGGACTAGGAGTATAATGGCAAAGAAGAAAAACACATCAATAGATATAGCTTTCGGGGAGTTTGACACAATGGTTGGCAAATTCTTGGAACAAGCTGACATATCTTTTAAGGATGTTGTTAAACCTGAGATGCCAAAAGAAAAACCAAAAAGAAAACAAAACCCCTTGAATATGAACAACAACCCATTTAGGATATAAACATGGCAATATTTACAGTAAATTTACAAAATGGTCTATCATACGATATTGAAGCACCTACAGCGGCTTTCGCTGCACAATTAGCAAACGCTGATGCACAAGAGTCGGGTAGCACAATTTTAAATGTAACCGAAAAAGGATCTAATACTCCAATAACAACAAGATTGCCAGATAATGCTGGAGGAGGTAATGCAGCTTTCTTTAGTACACCAATCCCTAGTGGAACATCTGTTCCTATGGGAGGGTCTACTAGTATTACAAATATCATAGAACCACCAGATCCAACACCAGATCCACCACCAACTACAGGAAACGAAGATGTACTTACAGGTGCACAAGTTCCTGGTATGGGAGGATTTTTTAGTTTTGCCAATGCACCAAGTATAGAACAAACATTTTATGATCCAAGTAATTATCAACAATTTGGTAGGTTTTTTGAAAGAAGACTTGTAAGAGAAGAAGATAGAAATGGTGCGGTATATAGATTTTACGAATATAACGAGGTTGGCGATAGAGGAGATGTTGTCTTTGATGGTTATGTATTAGTTGCACCTGGTCAAGATAATGTTTACACAAACCCTTTTTCTGTTGAATATCATGTTACAGACGAAGCGTTTAATAATAATAAAAACTGGAATACTTTAGAGTCTACAGATCTTGAATTTACAAGTGAACAAGCAGGAACTTTAAATGAAGTTATGTTTAGAAATCTTATTCAAAAATCAAGAGGGCCAATGCCAGAAATATTTGAATCAGTTGGCAGAGACTTTGAACAGACTGGCAAGACAGATGGGTCAATGCCCTTGAATTTCTTTACAGGAAGAGAAGTATTTAATGAAAACTTAGAATTTGATTTTGGTGAACCTACCGATACTCCACTTAATACACAAGTTGAAAACATAGAAGGTCAAATACCACAGGGTGATTTTACACCAGGATTACCGACCAATAATGTTGTTGTTGAAGATCTTGATTCAAGTTTTCTTGATTTTGAGCCTACTGAAGCTCTTACTAATTTCTTAGCTTCTTCACCAACTTTAGGTTTAAGTCTACCATTAGACCAAGAAGGTAACCCAAGAAATATTACACCTCAAGACTTTTTTATGATTGCA